TGTACACCGTGACCGTGAAGGTGATCGCAAAGGGTGAAGACAACGACTTCGAGCAGGAGGTCACCGTCGACAGCCGTCATATCAAGACCGTCGAAGGGGTGAACTTCGTCCAGCGCCATCTCGCAGAGGCGATGTTCGCGATGGGGGAAGCCGCGAACAAGAAGCCCAAGAAGTAAGGCTGCGCCGCATCGAACGCATCCTGGCCGAGTACATCGGTCAGGATGTCCGCAAGACCCGGCTGCCATTCTGGTGGTGGGCCATACGATACTGGCGCGATCGAGCGCTGCGAAAGGGGGACCGAGGATGCTAGGCCTGTCGATTACCCAAGTTGCAGTAGGGGCGCTGCTGATCCTGGCGGCGGTTACCGTCGGGGTCACCCGATGGCAGTTGAACGACTGCCGTGCGGACCTCGCCCAGTTCAAGGCAGCCTACGAGCAGCTTGCCCGGAGCGTTCGGGCTCAGAACGATGCTGTCCTAGCCCTGGAGAAAAAGTCGGCGGAAACGGCCCGCCGTGCAGCCCAGGCGCGTGCGCAGGCGGGCAAAGCTACCGAGGTAGCCCAACGCCACGCGGACGCGCTGGCGGGCTTCCTGGGAGCTTCTGGCACCTGTTCTGACGGGATCAAGGTGGTGAGAGATGACCTACGCAGCCAGCAGACTCCCTGACCGGCCGGCGCTCCCGAGCCGGGCCACAGTAATGCTGGCTGCGCTGGGTCTGCTGGGGTGCTCCAACGTCCCGGTCGCCCCGAAGGAAGTCCGGGTGCCGGTGACCGTCTCCTGCATCGAGCAGGCGCCGCAGCGTCCCTCGATGATGTCCGACCAGGAACTCCTGGCGCTCGACGACTATGGGATCGTGGTCGCACTCGCACGGGACCGGCGTATCAGGCAGGGCTATCAGGCCGTGCTGGAGTCGGTCGTGGAGGGGTGTCGGTAGCGTCGATGCGGGCGAGGGCGGGGTCAACCGAGTCCGGCAGCCATTGCATCCCGGTCCCCGCACCCCACTCCCCGTCGACTGTGCTTATGAACTCCGCGCGTAACTCCCGCAGCGCCTCGGCCAGTTCGGCTCGATCTCGTTCCAGTGAACGAACAAATTCAAGGAAGCCGCGTTGCCCTCCTGGGCCTGATCCCCAGGTGGCATCGGTTAACGGCGTCGGTCGCTCGCTCACGATTGGTCCTCCTTCACCTTCCCATACTTCTGCACGATGTTCACCGACTCCGTATACGGAGTCGGCACGAACGTGCAGTCCTCGTCCAACACATACTTCCCCCGTGACCGCAGGTACTCCTTCGCCCGCGCCAGCTTCTCTTCGTAGGTCTGCTTGTCCATGGGTCACCCTCCGATGGACCAGATGATGGTGAGCCACACGACAAGCCCGAGCGTGGTTCCCACGATCACACCGATCGTGAGGTTGTCCAAGTCGTGCTTGTCGTCCAGGTCACTGCGTGCCGTTTCAAGTAGATCGTTTTTCATGGTGCTCTCCTTTGGTTGGTTTACTTCTTCCCCGTCGACTTCCCGAACTGCCACCCCGGCTCGAACAGATCCGGCCGAAGCTCGTGCGGCGAGAACCCGTACGCCTTGCACAGTGCCCGCACATGCGCCTGGGGGATGCGCCCCTTGCGTTTCCATTGATACGCGGCCTGTGGCGTGATGCCGCACACATGCGCCGCCTCGCTGAGATTCGCGGCCTTCTCAAGCACCTTGTCGATACCGTTCACTTCGTCACCTCCTTCAACAGATTGAGCAACCCTCGTTGCGTGCGGTCCTTGCCCTGCAACACCTCGACCACGCGCGCGTCGACCGTATCCTTGGCGACGATGTGATGCACGATCACCGTCTGCGTCTGACCCTGCCGGTATACCCGGCGGTTCAACTGGTCGTACTCTTCCAGGCTCCACGTCAGGGTGTACCAGCAGACCGCGTGCCCGCCGGCTTGCAGGTTCAGCCCGTGAGCCACGCTCGCCGGGTGCGCGAGCAGCACGGGCAGCCGGTCGCCCTCGTTCCATAGCGTTGCTATCTCGTCCGACTTCTTCGCCGAGATCCCGCCACCCAGGTAGGGGACGTCGAGTCCGAACTCACGCTTCATCGCGCGCTGGATTGCCTCGGCTTCGTGCTGGAACGCCACCGCGACCAGCAGCGGCTGTCCCGCCTGCTCTTCGACCAAGTCGATCAATGCGTCGAGCTTCTCCGTGTGCAGTTCCTGCACGCTCGCGTCGGCGTAGACGTGCCCGCCCACGATCTGGCGCAGCTTGTTCACCACGACCGCGGCGTGGGCTGCACTCAGGGTGTCCTTCCCGAGGTCGGCCACGAGGTCACGCTCCAGCGTCTCGTACGCAATCCGCACGTCCGCCGGCAACCACACCTCGATCGTGTTGTAGAGCAGCGGGGGCATCTGCAAGTGGTCTTCGGCTTTCATGTACATGCAGATGTCCTGAATCGCGGCCGTGATCTTCGGCGCTGTCTCGGCCGTCGGCTCCCACACTTCGACCGACTTCCCGCCCCCGATGCGGATCAGTTGCGAGGTGAAGTAACGCTTGCGAAAGTGCGTGACGAACTTGCCCAGCCGCTCACCGCCGTCGAGCAGTTTCACCTGAGCCCAGATGTCCTGCAGGTTGTTCGCGGCCGGTGTTCCGGTGAGACAGATCACCCGCTTTACTCGCTGGTCAAGCATCCCTTCGAGCGCCTTGTAGCGCTGAGACTTCGCGTTCTTGAACTTGGTCGATTCGTCCAGCACCACGACCTGGAAGTGCGGGCGCAAGCGCTGCACCGCGAGCCAGCGCAGCCCTTCAGGGTTGATGACGAACACGTCTGCCCCTGAGTCGAGTGCCTTTGCTTTCTTGCTTCCGTGCAGGATCGCCACCTTGAGGTCGGCGCCCCACTTCTCGACTTCTTTCGGCCATACGGAGTAGCACACGCGTAAGGGCGCGACGATCAGCGCTGGACCAAGCCTGTGCTGTTTGAACAATTCCAGTGCTTTTAGGGTACATGAGGTCTTCCCTAAAGCCCCGGCTCAAGGAAGAGCCCCGCGCCAGCGTTATCAAGTAGGTGCTGGACAGCACGTACTTGATACGGGCGAGGTTCCCATATCCTTGAGCCGGGATCATTCTCCGACTGTTTCATTTGCGTCTCTTTGTGAAATGGATTCTGGCGTGCTCAGCTTGAGATGCCAGTACCTGTAGGTTGGAAGGTCGGTTGTCGTGCGCGTTGCCGTTCTTGTGATGCACCACTTCACCCGGGCGCAACTTACGCCCGAGCAGCTTCTCTGCGAGGACTCGGTGCTCATGCCTGCCGTGCAGCTTTCGGTACGTCTTGGGCTTCGGTGTAGCGCGGGCACGCCGAGTCTCGCTAATCTTGCGGGCGCTCTTCTTGCCGTTCGCTGCACCGTTAAACCCTCGCTGGCATCCACCACCGCAGAACTTCAGCCGCTCGATCCCGCGCCGTATGTCGGAGCGCTGGTACATGGTCAGCACGAAGGTCTTGCCACAGTGCGCGCACTCTGCGGTGGCGCCATGGTACGGGGGCGAAGGTGGGCGTCCGGCTCTCACGTCATGTGCTCCCACAATGTTTCACTGAGCAAGTCCTTGAATGCTTCCTCGTCGCGGATCAGGTAGACGTTGTGATCGTTGACGAGTAGCCAGTTGATGATGACGTTCTGCTTCGCTCGGGCGCGGCCTCGGGCCGCCTTGAACTCCACCTCCAGCACGTCACCGAAGGGGCTGAAGAAGAATCGGTCGGGCCACCCGGGCGCTGCGTAGATTTTCACCGTCGCCCATCCCGCACCCTCGGCGAGCTTCACGCATTTGGATTCGAGACGGGCTTCGGGGCCGGGCATTACTTCACTTTCGTCAGCGAGAGGTCTTCCTTCGTGAACGACTCGACGCCTTCCGGCTCGTCGCCGTTCGAGACAAGGGTGCGCCACACGTCGGTCACCACGGTGATCTTGTAGGCGTCCGCGCGCTTGGGCGACTTCCGGCACCACCGAAGGTAGCGCTCCGGGTCAACCATGGTTGGGACAATGCTGGTCTTGATCTCGGCGTGGCCGATGGCGCCCGACACTGCCCCCGAGGGGGAGCGCTTGAGTTCGGTGAAGAGCTTGGCGCGCAGTTCCTTCTCCTGCGCTTCGATCGCGTCAACGATCTTCTGCTGGGCGAGCCGCTCCTGACGCAGGGTGTAGAGTTGGTCGGCGATCTTCGAGAGGTTCATGGTCTGCTCCTTGGTTGGAAGTTGGAGATTAAAGGTCTGGTTTAGTGTTGTCAAGCGCTTTCAGTTTGCGATCGACGATTGCGTAGTTCACCGGGTCGGGCGACTCGACCACGCGTATGTCACGGACCATCGTCCAGCGCATGGATAGGTCAGCGGCATAAGCGTCCGCTTCGGCTTCGGTGGCGAACCGAAGCGCGTTGCCGTACCACTTGCCTGTTGAGTCAGTCTGTACTTCAGGTGCGTAGCTCATTGTCATACTCCTGTGGTTGGAAATTTCCATGCGCCTTCGAGCGTGTACCGGACTTCCCTGTACTTGCGTTGCCGCTCGTTCTTCGTGAGCTTGATCTCGGACAACTTCGCGTCGTCCCCGTCCCCGATCGCGTAGACGGCCACCCAAATCTTCGAGCGGCCTTCGCGTGTCCAGCGGGCAACGTGCACGCACCTGGCCGCGTGCAGCGCCCGGAGCCAGATCCGCACACTGAACACGCCGATGCCGGTCTTGCGCGCGATCATGTTCAGCGTGCTCGGGTGATTCTGCACGACCTTGAGCATCGCGCAAAGGGAGGCATGGGGGAGTCTACCGGCCATGGTTACTTAAACCTCCGCTCTCGCTCCATCCGGCGCAGCGTCATGCGTGGCGATTCTCCGCGTTGCATTTCGTAGCCGCACCCAAGAACTCCACCCTTCCACGATCCCGTTCGCTCGCCCACTTCATCGCTGAACTCGACATTGATGGACTTGGAGACTCGCCAGAACGGCGGCCACGGTCGCCACCATGATCTCGATTCGGCGTTAATAGTAGCGGTTCGCACTTGTACGTCGCCAGAGCGCAGCACGTAACGGTATGGGTGCTGCTCCGGTTCGCTCAGGATCTCGTGCTTGACGTGACGCCACTGCCAAGGCATTGCGATGATCTTGATTGGGTCTTCGCGCTTCCCCTTGCACTTCCCCCAATGCAAGTGCAGACCGTCACCGAAGAAGGTGAAACCGTAAGTCGGGCCTGAGCACTGATATTCATCCGGCACTACACGCGACCACGGGAAAGAGACGGCAACTCGCATCAGGCCAAAGCCTAGACGTACCCATGCGCGCCGCTGCTCATGCCAGTCTGAAGGGAACTCGATCTCAGCTTGCAATCCCCGAATCCCCAGGACAGCGTAAGCGATCTCGCCGTCGCGCCCGAACACTCGCAGCAGCAATCCCTTTCGTTCACGTTCAATGCGTAGCTTCATTCCGCTTGCTCCCTCAACAGCGCCGGCAAGTTATCCGGCTCGACGATCGTGCGATAGCCCTGCCCGCACTGGCGGCAGCGCCACCAGACGGACGTGCCGAGCACGCCCATGTAGATCGACTCGCCCTTGCAGTCCGGGCACAGTGGTACGTATTCCATTTCAAAACCCCCCAAAGCGTTGGGCGCAAATCGGGCCGATGCCCATCTCGATCGACGCCGGGTCCGTGAGATCCCGCCCGCACGAGCAGCAACGGCCCGAGAGCTTGCCGTAGCGCTTCGCCGCTTCCAGCGGGTCGGCCTCGAACTCGGCGAGCATGGAGCGCACCTTCGGCTCGGCGAGCCCGAGGCGGGCCTTGAAGAGGCTCAGCATCTCGCTCTCGATCTTGCCCACGCAGTTCCCGTTGTACATCACCCAGACCAGTGAGTCCTGGTTCCGGCGGGAGAGCTTCAGCGGGTCGACGTGCAGCGTGGCGTGCTTCTGCATGACGGCGAAGAGCTTCGGCAGACGCGTGCCGGCAGGCGCCCCGGCGCGGGGCATGGACCATGCGACAAGCTTTGCCGCGAACTCCTGCTGCTTCTCGCTCGCGTAGGAGCCGTAGCGTTCGAGCTTGGCTGCGAGTTCCAGGCAGATGTCGGACTTGCCGGCTGCGAACTGGTCGTTGCGCACGCCGAATCGCTCGGCAGCGTCCCGCAGTTCTTCGGGTGTCGGGCTCACGCCCGGGTTGACCCCGCGCTTGACGCGGGTCGAGTTGATGTTGGCGGTGTCGAACATGGTCTGGGCTCCTTGGTTGGGAGTAGTGATCTTAAACGTGACGTTTAACTTTGTCAAGCGACTAGATCAAGCCGCACTCGGCGAACGAAGTCACCTTGGCGGCAGTCACGATGAAATGGTCCAGCACCTTGACATCGATCAGCGCACAGGCATTCTTGAGGCACCGGGTAAGTGCTTCGTCAGCGTGCGACGGCTCCGGCGTGCCACTCGGATGATTGTGCGCGAGCAGAATAGCTGCCGCGTTGTGCGACAGTGCACGTTTCACCACCTCTCGGGGGTACACGCTGGTCTGCGAGAGCGTACCCCGGAACATCTCTTCGGCCGCGATGACCTGATTCTGCGCGTTCAGGAACACGACCCAGAAGGCTTCGTACTGCAGCGGGGCGAGGTTTAGCCGCAGGTAGTCCCGAACGGCTGCCGGGGAGAGCATCGCGTCCTTGGGTTTCGCGAGCCGGCTGCGAAGAAGCTCGATCGCAGCTTCGATGACTGCATCTTCACTGCCGTAGGTCTGGATCTGCTCACGTACGAGGTTGCGTTTCATGGTGCCGGTGCTCCTTGGTTGGCTGCACTGCTGGGTTGAATCTTAAAGACCTGGTTTAATCTTGTCAACGACTTTTTTCAAGCGTATCTTTAGCGCTCGAAAATCAAAGGGATGCGACATGACCACTCACTTCTGGCTCGGCGGCTCGATCGCCAAGCGTGCGCTCGCCTGCCCAGGCTCCCTGCAATACAAGGGCTCCGGCTCGTCCGCCGCTGCTGACCGCGGCACACTGCTGCACGAAGCGATGACGAGGCTCACCACCGGGGAACTTGCCCGCGTGGAACATGCTGTTGGCATGTCAGCCCTGGGCCAGAGCATCACATCCCGAGACGCGCGCCAAGCATTGCTGCCAGCACTCCGGGCGGTCGAGGCGTGGCTCGACGGTCGGCCGGCGCAGTACGAGGTGCAGGTAAAGTTCAGGTCGATCCGCCAGGCGGGCGGCACTGCGGACGTGCTGTCCGAGCACGGCATCGCCGACTACAAGTTCGGCCGCCAGCCCGTGGACGTGAAGAAGAACGAACAGATGATGTTCTACGCCGCAGCCGCGATCGAGTCCAACGTCCTGCCCAAACGTGCCGAGTATTCCATTTGCATCATCCAACCGGAGGTGAAAAAGACGCCCATGGTCGACACGGTCACCCACGAGGAACTGCTGGACCTGACAGCCAGGCTCAAGGAAGCCGCGAAGAACGCACGCTCCTCCAAGCCTCGCTTCGCCGCGGGCGACCACTGCCTGTGGTGCCCCGCTAGACAGACATGCCGTGTGAGAGTAGAGTCGCCCTTCGCTGCTCTTAAAGCAGCGCTTTACCCAACCGAAACGAAACGAAAGGAAGTGAAATGAGCACTGCAATGGTGAAGTTCGACCTATCCAAGCTCAACGTCGCAGCCCGCACGATGACGGCTGCAGTCCCCTCCCCCATGTCGTATCTGCGCATGGACAAGTCAGGCGAGTGGACCTACGGCGCCGAGCAGGATGAAGTCCCGGCCGGCACCCAGTTGGCTGTCAACCCCGAGTCGTTCCAGCGAGGCTACGTCGCCTGGCAGGACACCAAGGGCGGCGCGCCGGCTGCCAAGCTGGACGAGCGCATGTACTCCTGCTTCGAGGAACTGCCCGAGGTGGGCGATTGCCCGAAGGGTGCGCGAGGTTGGGAAGCGCAGTTCGGCTTCTCGATGAAGGCCATCAACGGGGGCAAGATCGCTGGCACGGAGTTGCAGTACCGCTCCAGTTCCGACGGCGGCAAGCGTGCGATCGCAGCACTCATCACCGAGGTGGCCGAGGGCGCGCCTCAGAACCCCGGCAAGATGCCCTTGATCGTGCTGGACTCCCGATCGTACAAGCACGCGTCCTACGGGAAAATCTACGCGCCCGTGTTCAAGATCGTGAAGTGGGTGCCGTTGCCCAAGGAGCCGACGGCGAAGGTCGCCCCGGCACGCAAGTCGAAGTAATCCTCACGCCCCCGCAAGGGGGCTTTTCCAACCACAGGAGTATAACAATGTCATCCATTCTATGGCTCGACTACGAGACTCGCTCCGAGTGCGATCTCCTCAAGGCGGGCGTGTACAACTACGCTGCACACCTTTCGACCCGGGTGCTGATCGCATCCTACGCGCTCGACAACGGTCCGGTGAAGCGTTGGGAAGCGTGGAAGCGGCCCAACCTGCCGATGGATCTACGCAAGTACCTCATGGACAAGCGCATCACCATCCGTGCTCACAACGCCACCTTCGAGCGCCTCATCACCAAGCATTGCCTGGGGATCGACATCCCTGCGTCCCGCTGGTACTGCACGAGCTACCAGTCGCGCTCGGCCGGCTGCCCGTCATCCCTGGACGACCTCGCGCGCATGGTCAACCCGGCACACCGCAAGGATGCCAGGGGTATGGACTTGATCCGGCGCTACTCCTGCCCGCCGTTCGAGAACGACGCCGCGGGCCTGACCGAGTTCGGCGAGTATTGCGACCGGGACGTGGAGATCACGCGCGCCCTGTCCAAAGCACTCCCCCCGCTCACGGACGAAGCTCGCCGGGTGTGGGTGGCAAACGAAGTCATCAATGATCGCGGGCTGCCGATCGACACGGAGTTGTGCGAACTCGCGCAAGCCTACATGGAGCGCGAGATCGAAGCGCTCGAAGCGCGCATGGTGAAGCTCACCGGCACCAAGACCCGAGGTCAGGCAGTCGCCCAGTGGGTCTACGAGCGGCTCACGGAGGACCAGGCCGAACTGATGCACAAGGAGGGCGGCAAGGTGAGCCTCGACAAGGCGGCACGCCAGGCGCTGCTCGAACTGGATCTGCCGCCCATGGTGCAGGAGGTGCTGGAGATCATGGATGGTGCGTCCATGTCGAGCACGGCCAAGTTCGGCAACTTCCTGCGGCGTACCTCCAGCGACGGCCGGCTGCGTGGCGCCTTTGTCGCCGCGGGTGCATCGGCCACCGGGCGCTATGCCTCGTGGGGGGTCCAGCTACACAACCTGCCACGCATGTCCGCCAAAGACCCCGAGGCTCTCAAGCGCAAGATGAAGCGCCGGCAGCCGGTCACGCCCGAGGAACTGAAGTCGATGCTGCGGCCCGCGATCTGCGCCGGCCCGGGCAAGCACATCGTGCGGTGCGACTGGAATGCGATCGAGGCTCGCGGCCTGCCCTGGCTCGTCAACACGCCCGAGTCGAACGCGTACCTGGGTGCGTTCCGTGATCCGACTCGCGACATCTACATCGAACAGGCGAAGGCCGCCGGCCTGGGCGAAGCTCGGCAGGAGGGCAAGGTCGTGGTGCTCTCACTCGGTTACGGTGGCGCCGTCGGCGCCCTGTCGAAGATGGCGAAGGCGTACGGCGTGGCTATCCCGGACCCGGACAAGGTCGTCAAACGCTGGCGTCAGGCGAACCCCTGGGCTCGTCAGTGGTGGGACAACCTGATGTCGATCGCCGGCAAGTCGCTGCGTGAGGACACCATCCGTGAAGCCGGCAGAGTCCGCTTCGTGGGCTCAGGGGTCATGGAGCTACCCTCCGGTCGCTACGTGTACTATCCGGGGCTCCAGCGGGACGCAGAGGACGGGCTCGTGTACCTGAAGGCGGCGAAGAAGCCGAAGAAGGGTGAGCCCTGGCCCCTCACCCGACTGTGGCACGGCGTCATCGCGGAGAACGCAACGCAGGCAGCCTGCTGCGACTTGCTGCGTGATCTCACCGTGCGGGAGCAGGATTCCCCCCTCATCGGGCATGTGCATGACGAATGCATCGCCGAGTGCGACAACAAGAAGGATGGAGAGACATGGCTACAAGACGCAATGCTCAGGGCGCCCAAGTGGGCGAAGGACTTTCCGCTGGCGGCAAAGGCGGAAAGCGCAAAACGGTTCGGAAAGTAAAAGCCCCCGGGGGTGAGCCCGGGGGCAAGGCTTCTTCCAACCAAGGAGAAGATGCTAGAACTGGAGGAGGTAGCACTAGCCCGCCCATCGTAACGGCATTGGCCCTCGCACGCAAGGGGATCAAGGTTTTCCCGTGCCGGCAGGACAAGTCGCCGTACACCAGCAACGGATTCAACGCCGGCACGACCGACGCGGACAAGATCCGCCGCTGGTGGGACGTCTGGCCCGACGCACTGGTCGGCGTGCCGACAGGGCAGGGGCTCTCCGTACTCGACGTCGATCTCAAGGGCGCCACGGTCGAGGAGAGGCTCGCGGAGTTGCCCCAGGGGCTGCCACCGACGCGCATGCACGTCACCCGCAGTGGCGGCAGGCACTACGTCTTCTCGGATCCCAAGGGCCGCTTACGCACGCGCGCAGGGCTCCTGCCGGGCATCGACACGCGAGGCAAGGGCGGATACGTCGTCTGGTGGTCGGACAGTCCGCCCAATGGGGACGTGCTGCCCATTCCTCCCTGGCTTTTGAAGCTCGCCCCGACGCCAAAGCCTGTGAAGAAGGACGCACCCGTCGTGTCCGCCACGATCGCAGCCCTGGGCTGGCCCGTGGTGCGCAAGCGCATCGAGCAGGAGCTGCACCAGATCGACCCGGACGTCGGGCACGATGCGTGGTACAGGCTCGGCATGGCGATCTATCACGAGTCGGGCGGGGTGCAGGAAGCGCTCGATCTGTGGGACGCTTGGTCTGCGAAGGGGAAGAAGTACAAGCCGGGCGAGTGCGCCACGCGCTGGCGTAGCTTCGCTACGGGCCGCGAGGACAAGATAAGCTGGTCAGGTGCCCGACAGGCCGCGGCGAACGCTCCTGGGCCGTCTGGTGAGCCCGCAGGGGCATTGCCACCGAAGGGGTTGGCGCTCGCATCGGATCTCATCGACACGGACTTCCCAGACCCCGCGTTCGTCATCGACGGCGCGATCAAGCTGACCCCCGGTGCGTGGCTGCTGGCAGGCAAGCCCAAGGACGGCAAGACCTGGTTGTCGATGAATTTGGCCTGTGCAGCGGTCAGTGGGCGCGAGTACGTGGGGTGCAGGGCTCCGAAGCCTGGGTCGGTTATCTACATGAGCCTGGACGATGACAGCCAGGGGCGATTCGTGCGCCGGCTGGCGTGGATGAACATCAGCAAGGTGGAAGCTCAGGGGCTGCTGGTCGCCACCTCGGTGGATGCGGATCACTTCAGCAGTGCGTACGACATGGCCGAGAAGCTTCTCAAGACCTACCCTGGGGTGCGGTTCATGGTGATCGATACGTTGGGATCGTTTCGATCACGGGACCGCAAGGACGGGGTGTACCAGCAGGAGTACGATGAACTGAAGGCGATCAACGGACTCGCGCACGAGTACAACGTGTGCATTTTGATCGTGCATCACTTTCGCAAGGGTGCAGTCGATCCGGCAACGCCGTTCGAGTCGATCTCGGGCACGCTGGGGTTGCAGGGCGGTGTCGACGGCATGATCGTGATGACACGCAAGGACTACTCGCACCCGACCGACTCCGCGCTCGACGAGCGTCTGGCGGCACTGTGGTATCGGGGGCGTGATGTCGACGAGGGCGACGTCGGTATGCGGCTGCATGACGGTCAGTGGCACGTCATCGGTGGATCAGGCGACGTGCTCATGGGCGACACGCTGAAGGAAGTGATGGCGGTGCTGAGACAGCAGCCCGATCGCTGGTTCACCTCGCGTGAGGTGGCATCCGAGATCGAGGGTGCGAAGTGGGAAGCTGTCCGCAAAGCGTTGCAGCGCGCGGCGAAGCGGGGGTCTGTACATTCATCCAGTACCGGGTACAGGCTGAAAAAGACGTGAAAATGTCCCAGGTGTCCCACCCCGTCCCAGGGGGTACCCCATGTCCCATGTCCCAGTGTCCCAGGGTAGGGGTAAGTGTCTGATTATAGGGGGGTGTCTATTTTCAGACTGACTTATACACAAGGGGGGTGGGACACTACGTATTAGTATACAGGTTAGTGACCACTAACATAGGTTCAAAGGGTGAATTGCAGGTGCTTATGCGTTATGCATGGACGACAAAAAGCCCGCACGAGGCGGGCTTGGTTAGGCTAGCGGCTGTGCGCCAAGGTAATTAACGCGTCTTTCCGGTCTTGGTTGGCGTATTCCCAGCCGTCTCGCCACGCTGCAGAAAAGGCTCTAGACCAAGTAAGCTTGCCCGAGCTTTGGCGTTTGTCGGCGTATGGGCAATCTGTTATCGAGGCATTGGAAAGGCGCGCTGCTGCCCCCTTAAGGAAAGCCCCACGCATGGCGCGATTCCAGGAGAGAAAGTTGGCGGGCAGGCTCACCGCTTTTTTCCCGCCAGCTTACGTGCGAACAACGCCTCCGCCGCTTCGCGGGGCATGCCTTTTTCGCAGTATCGCCATGTCTTGGCGACGCCGCCGAGAACGTGCGCAGCATAGTTGCTGCATTCTGCGTAAACCCCAAAGGTGCCGTTTTGCGGGACGAGGGCGTATCGCTTTCCGGCTTTATTGGCGGCGATTTTGAGTGCTTTCATCTTAGTTCTCCGGTTGGTTGGGTTGGGTTAGCGGGAGATGAGCTTCTTGTGCGCCTGCTTCCGGGCGCGCTTGAGATACTCTGTGACGGCAACGTGGCGCTCTTCGCTGGTAGCGCACTGGCGCCAGCTTTGGAGCGCCCCGTAATGCGCGCCAGACCGAGTCGCTGACGGGAGCCACTCGAAGTACGTGCCTGGAGCGATGCAGTAGCCTGAGCGTTCTTCTGTGAGCGTGTAAGTCGCCACTCGGAAGGCTACGCGAGCGCCGATCTCACGGCCCTTGGAGTCGAGCACGCCAAAGGGTACGACCATAGCCGGCTCTTGGGTTTTGTCGGTCAGTTTGGTGAGTTGCAGTGACATGGTGGCTTCCTTGGTTGGTTGGGTAGGTTAGGCTTTTATGCCGCGGCGGGCGAGCCATTGAGCGGCTTGCTTCGACACTTGGTTGCAGCACAGAGTCGAAGCGATCGACCCGGCAAAGATCCAATCCCAATCTTCGAGCGGGGCCGCCTTTTCTACGAAGATCGTGTCGTCGGCGTTTTCCGCACCTCCGCAAAGGAGGTTCCGCACTTCGATGCGAAGCGTGTTGGACTTAATCGAATCGGCTGCGCGGAAGAGCTTGTCGGCGCGGGCGCGAAGCTCTTGGTATTGGGCGTTTTGCGCTTCGTTCATCTCAGTTCTCCGGTCGGTTCTTGGGCAGGTGTTGTGTGAATCTTAAAGACCACGTTTAACTTTGTCAACGTCTTTTTAAAGCACATGTTTAAGTCTTGTATTTCAAGAACTTGAAGCGTACGATACGTCGCGGTAGAAAAAGGTTTGACTAAATGACCAGGAAACTCGAAACCTCGCTCGTGTCGATCAGTTGCCCGGAGCTTCGGCGGGCTGGATTGTTCGTCGAGGGCAAGTCGAAGCTGCTGCGCTGGTCCAGCGGCACGAGTGTCATGGTTCGAGGCGGCATGACGTGTCTGGAGTTCGATGGCGTTGTGATCCCTCTGTCGTACACGCCAGCGAACCTCGGCGGTTGGCGACCGTGGATGCTCTGCGCCGGGTGCGACACGATGCGTGGCCGGCTCTTCCTCGACGCGGGCAAGTGGGTCTGCCGGATCTGCGCCGACATCCGCTACGCGACTGAAGGCGCACCGATGAAACGTCCACGCATTCACACCCAGATCGCTCGTATTGACGAACGCGTGACCTGGGCTCGTCGACCGTGGCAAGCGCGAGCGTTGCTCGCGAAGCGTGCCAGGCTCGAAGCCAAACTCAAGGCGATGAAGTGAACTCAGTTCTCATCACAGGCGGGTCAGGTTTCCTCGGGTGGGGGTTGATCTATGAGCTACTACGTCGAGGCGTGTCGAGGATATGTGTCTACTCCCGTGGCGAATACCGGCAGCATGTACTACGCACCCGGTTCACGGACTCGAAGATTCGATGGTTCATTGGTGACGTGCGTGACGTCGACAGGCTACGTCGCGCCATGCACGGGATTGACACCGTCATACACGCTGCTGCGCTCAAGCGCATCGAGGTAGGTGAGTACAACCCCAGCGAGATGTTCGCCACCAACATCCAGGGATCGCAGAACGTGCTCGATGCCGCGGAGTACGCAGGCGTGAAGCGAGCCGTGCTCGTGTCCAGCGACAAGGCGTACCAGCCCGTCAGTCCCTACGGCATCTCGAAGGCGGCAGCCGAAGCGCTATTCCGTCGGCATAGCGGTCGGCTCGAGACGTGTGTCGTGCGCTACGGCAACGTGGCAGGCTCGACCGGATCGGTCATCCCCATGTGGCGCGACATCCAGGGCGTGGTGCGCGTGACTGATCCGACTTGCACCAGGTTCTGGATGTCGCGTGAGCACGCGGTCGAGTTCGTGCTACAGGCCGCACACGCTACGCTGCCTCGTGAGGTGTGTATTCCGAAGTCATTGCCCGCATTCAGGCTCATGGACTTGGCGACCGCGATGAACAAGGAGTACACGGTCACGGGGCTGCCAGAGCACGAGAAGCTGCACGAGTCCATGGGTCCGGGGCTGTCGAGCGATCAGGCTCGACGCATGACCGTCAACGAGATCAAGGAGGCGCTTCGCAGTGTCCCGTAACCCGCACCAAGTGACGAAGGACTTCGAGGCTGCGCTCTGCGAGTACACGGGCGCGCCGTACGCTGTCGCGGTGAACTCCTGCACGATGGCTCTCACGCTGGCCGTGGCGTGGCATTTGCGTCATGAGTACCCTGGGTGGGTTGTGGAGCATGAGATCACCATCCCCAAGCGCACCTACGTCTCCGTGCCCCAGGCGATCATCCATGCTGGCGGCCGTCCGGTATTCGACGATCGGGAGTGGCTGGGCTACTACCAGTTGAAGCCCCTCCCGGTATTCGACTGCGCTCGTTGGTTCTCTGAGGATATGTACAGCGCGGACCCCCCGTGGCGCGATGGTGGGGGCTATGACGGTAACATGCTCTGTGTCTCCTTCCATGCGTCCAAGACTCTCGGCCTGGAGCAGGGCGGCGCGATCCTGCATGACAACCCCGAGGCTGATGCCTGGTTCCGCCGTGCGCGCTTCGACGGTCGAGCCGAAGGTGTGGCGCCGAAGGATGACACGGGCATCATCGTAGGCTGGCACGCGTATATGAATCCCTCCACGGCTGCGCAAGGTATCCTGAAGCTACATTCACTCCCCCGCCATAACGAGCCCCTTCCAAATGACGACTATCCAGACCTCTCCATCCTTGACATCTTTCGCTGAGCGGTTCTGGGCGAAGGTGAAGAAGACGCGCGCCTGTTGGAACTGGACCGCGGGATGCTTCAATCACCCTCGTGGGGGCACGAGCTACGGCTGTTTCTACTTGGGTAGCCGAACCGATGGCACGCGGAAGATGCACCCTGCTCATCGCGTTGCGTACGAGCTTTCTGTCGGCGCAGTGCCTCCGGGCATGAAGGTTCTCCACAAGTGCGACAATCCCCGCTGCGTTAACCCAGCGCACCTGTTCCTGGGCACGCAGCGTCAGAACGTCGATGACATGGTGGCGAAAGGTCGTGCCTGGTGGCAGGCAGGAGGTTCGAAGTGAACCCACTCGATGAGCAGATCGGCGGAGAGCACTACAAGGGTATGCCGATCCAGCCCGTCGAGTACATCCATCGCAATGGCATACCCTTCATCGAGGGTTGCGTCATCAAGTACGTGTCCCGATGGAAGGGCAAGGGCGGCGTCGAGGATCTACGCAAGGCGCGGCACTTCATCGACCTACTCATCCAACTCGAAACGGAGCCCTACAAGTGACCGTCCAGATCCGTGACGACAAGCAAGCGCTACGCGTGAGCATCCCGCCGACCGGCGAACTCGACATGCCGGCCGCGATCGAGCTCGCGCGTGACCTGATCGATGCCGTGACCCAGTGTGGGTTCGAAGTCAAGATGAACGTCGAGGTGCCTCGTCATCAGCCGACCGATCACCAGCTTGCGCTGGCTGTCACGCGCGTGGGGCACATCCGGCGCAACGCGCAGCACGCTCGATGGGACGACGGCAGGACCAACAGCGAGATCGTGATGCGCGTCGTGGAGGCTTGCCTGTGACCTGTGTCGCCATCATCCCCGCCCGCGGCGGCAGTCAGCGCATCCCTCTCAAGAACATTCGCCTCTTCCACGGCAAGCCGATTATTGACTATTCGATCAAGGCTGCTCAGGACTCGGGCCTCTTCCAGCGTGTGTTCGTATCCACCGATCACGTTGGCATAAGTTCGGTGGCGTACAGAGCAGGCGCGGACGTGCTCTGGCGTCCCGACAGCCTCGCGAAGGACAGCGTAGGCACGCAGGCCGTGATGGCTGATGCACTCAGCACGGTTATGCGAGACTGGATCGCGGTCAAGCCCCCTGTCTATGCCTGCTGCATATACGCCACGGCACCGTTGATGACGAGCTTGGATCTGATCCACGGGTACGCGCACCTACGAGCGCTCGACGTGCCCTACGTGTATACGACCGGCCCGGACTGGCAGGACGCCGGTCAATGGTACTGGGGCACGGTGCGCGCGTTCCTCGACGGCGTGTCGCTCGACCAGGCGCGCTTCTATAGCTTGCGCGAGGCGCGTGTTTGTGACATCAACACCGAGGACGACTGGCAGCGAGCCGAGCAACTGTATGCCAATTTCATAGGGAGCAAGCGTGTCTAACGGTATCGAGTTGTGGCGGGGCGAGTTCGGAGACGAGTACACCAAGCGCAATCAGGTGGATTGGCGCAGCCGGGGCAGGTTCTGGGGCGACCTTTTCTTCAACACGGGTGCGCGTTCCGTGCTCGAAGTCGGATGCAATGCTGGCTGGAACCTGAGTTCCATCAGGCGCGAGTACCCTGACGTCCGTGTCGCCGGCACCGACATCAACGAGGCTGCGCTCGAACAGGCGCACGCCGCGGGCCTGGAGGTGTACAACTGCCTTGACTTCCGAGCGGTCCCTGGCAAGTTCGAGTTGGTGTTCACGGCAGGCGTCCTGATCCACATCGAGCCGCAGCATGTGCGCGAGGTGATGGCGGCCATCATCGACAAGTCGTACCGATGGGTGCTTGCGGTCGAGTACGAGGACTCCTACGAGACGGCGATCCCGTATCGAGGGCACGCCGACAAGTGCTGGAAGCGGCCCTACGGCAAGCTGTACGAGGACATGGGGCTCAAGCTCGTGGAGAAGTCGTTCCCGGCGGGCTTCGACAACTGCACTGCGTGGCTGATGGAGAGGCAGTGAGCGACGAAGACATGCTGAAGCTGAGGCATCTTCCTGGCACTACGCTGACGCCCGAGGTAGTGCTGCACCGTACGCTCAACAAGCTGCCGCGCATAAAGGCGGTGGCGATAGTGATTCAGTGGGATGACGGCAGCATGGATACGGATTGGTCACAGATGCAGCGATCGGAATTGTTTATGACGGCGTACTCTCTGACGAGTGACGTCCACGCGTTAATGCGTGGCGACACTAGCGTGGAGGGGGTATGACCCTCTGCACGCGCTGCATCTACCCTGACACGCGCCCCGACGCACACTTCGTCAACGGCGTGTGCTCGGCTTGCCGGTCGTACGCCGAGCGCCAGTACGTTGACTGGGGCGTGCGAGCCTCCGTGCTGCGGGACATGCTCTACGCCGCCAAGCGCAAGCTCGCCCCCTACGACTGCGTCGTGCCAGTGTCCGGTGGCAAGGACAGCACGTACCAGGTCATCAAGCTCATCGAGCTAGGAGCCAAGGTGCTCGCGGTCAATGCCGGCACGGACTACCTCACGCCGCTCGGCCGGCACAACCTGGACAACCTCAAGCGCTTCTGTGACGTGATCGAGTGGACGCCCAACATCGAGGTGCGCAAGAAGCTCATCCGCATCGGGTTGCGGCAGGTGGGCGACTTGTCCTACCCCGAGCATCTTGCCATCTGGGCGATCCCCATGCGCGTGGCGACCTTGATGCGCATCCCGCTGGTCGTGTGGGGCGAGCAGCCGCAGCGTGAGTACGCCTGCCCCGAGGGCGTGCCGCCGGCTACTCGTCTCACGAGCCGGTGGGTGTCCGAATTCGGAGGGCTGCTCGGCCTGCGCTTGTCCGACTGCGTTGGCTTGGAAGGGCTGACCGAGCGCGATCTGGAGCCCTTTCGATTCCCGTCCGACACGGACCTCGACGCTGCTGATGTCAGCGGCATATGGCTTGGCGACTACGTCGACTGGGACGGGTGGAAGAACGCGTTCATCGCCCAGCAGTACGGCTTTCAGGTGGGAATGGCCCCCGTGGAGACGAGCCTTGCCAACTACGAGAACCTGGACAACTACGTCACTGTGCTGCGCGATCATTTGCGTTATCTCAAGTACGGCTACACTCGCGCCACCGACATTGCCTGCTCCCACATCCGCCGCGGCAGACTGTCGCGCGAAGAAGCGCTTCGCCTGGTGGAGCGAGCCGGACACACGCCCCTCACAAGCCTGGGCAAGCCGATCGATGAAGTGCTCGCCTACGTGGGTATCTCCCGGCGCGAGTGGGACGAGGAGTGCGTGAAGTGGGCCTCGCAGTCCGAGTGATCCCCACGCTGCTCGCCAAGGGAAAGCAACTGGTCAAGGGCCAGCGCTTCAACCCCAACCGAGTCGTGGGTCACGTTCAACAGGCCGCCCGCGTGCACCAAGCTCGTGGCGTCGATGAGCTATGCATCCTCGACGTGGCCGCCACACCGACGGGCCGCGGGCCTGATTTTGACGCGATCGAGGCTCTCACGCAGAACTGCTTCATGCCCCTGACGGTTGGTGGAGGCGTAAGCACGTTGGGCGACGTCGAGCGATTGCTGCGCGCAGGCGCGGACAAGGTGGCGATCAAGAGCGCCTACTACGCCGACTTCGACTTCCTCGACGCTTGCGCTAATCGGTTCGGGTCTCAGGCGATCGTGATAGCGCTCGACGTGAAGGAGGAGCGCCGCAACGATCGGATCGTGATCGACCTGGCCCGGGACATCGAGGCTCGTGGCGCTGGCGAGATCCTGCTCACTGCGATGGACCGCGAGGGCACGATGGAGGGCTACGACCTGGCGTTGATCCACGCGGTAGCGCATGCCGTAGACATACCTGTCATTGCGCATGGCGGGTGTCGCAGCTACCAGGACATGCACGCCGCGATCCGGGCTGGTGCCTCTGCCGTGGCTGCCGGCGCGTTGTTCCAGTTCACCGACGCCACGCCTCGCGGGGCCGCCGAGTACCTGTACATGCAGGGGGTGGAGGTGAGGCTGTGAGGGAGACGAAGCGTGGGCGTAGTGTCGTGATCAGCCTGGTGGACATCTACACCCGCTGGGACCAATTCATCGGCCCGTTGTACGCGTTGCTGTCGGAGCGTACGCCCGAGCAGAGCATCAGCCACAAGCGGATGCCGACGATGGCGCAGCACACGGAGTTCGTCGGCAGCCGGCCGTACTTGCACTGGTACGAGATACTGGCCGACGGCAAGTCGGTCGGCGCCATCTACCTCTCGAAGCAGCGCGAGATCGGCGTGTCGATCTTCATCCATCAGCAGCGCAAAGGCTACGCTCGCGCGGCCGTGCTTGAACTCATGCGCCTGCACCCGGGCAAGTTCCTCGCCAACGTCAACCCGAAGAACGAAGCGAGCATCAGGCTCTGGGAGTCGCTCGGATTCAACTTGCTACAGGTGACCTATGAGAGCCCCGTACATCGTAGCTGAAGTATCGTGCAACCATCTGGGCAGCCTCGACCGTGCGCTCGCCTTGATCGCCGCGGCAGCCGCGGCCGGCGCCGACGCGGTCAAGTTCCAGTGCTGGGCCGATGACAAGATGGTGCTGGGCGACTACACAATCGCTGGCACGGTGTGGGACGGCAGAGACATGCGGGCACTGTACCGCGAGGCGTGGACTCCGTGGGAGTGGTTCCCATTGCTCTTCGACCACGCCCGGGCGCACAAGATCGGGTGCTTCGCTTCCGTGTTCGACCACGAGTCGCTCGCCTTTCTCGAAGGCCTCGGCTGCCCACGGTACAAGATCGCGAGCTTCGAGATTGTGGACCTACCCTTGATCGAAGCGGTGGCGAAGACCGGCAAGCCCATTGTCATCAGCACTGGGATGGCGACCCATCACGAGGTCGGTCGTGCATGGGAATTGGCTGAAAACCTTGACGCGGATGTGACGCTGCTCAAATGCACCAGTGCTTACCCGGCAACGGCCGCCTCTGCGAACCTGAATACCATGCTCGACATGATGGACCTTTACTATCCTATCGGGCTCTCCGACCACACCCTTGGGCTCGTGGTCCCGGTCGCCGCCACCGCGCTCGGCGCGACCATGATCGAGAAGCACATCACGCTCAAGCGCTCCGACGGCGGCCCGGATGCCGCGTTCTCGTCCGAGCCGCACGAGTTCAAGGCCATGGTCGATGCGTGCCGCGAGGCGGCTTTGTCGATCGGCACGGTCACCTACGGCCCGACCGAGTCCGAGCTACCTTCGCTCCAGTTCCGGCGCAGCCTGTACTGGGCTCGCCCATTGCGCGAGGGCGAGATCGTTCTTGCCAGCGATCTGCGCACCGCTCGCCCTGCACTCGGTGAACCTCCGTCCAAGCTGGGCAAGTTCATCATGCGCCGTGTTCGGCGCGACGTGGACTTCGGCGACCCCGCGCTTCTGGAGGACGTGGACTGATGCGAGTCGCCTGGTTCCGAGTCATCACCGAGCTTGAGAACCGGGGCGTCACGCTCCGATCTCAGGCCGAGACGCTTCAGGTGAGCCTTGGCACCCTGTACTACTGGAAGTCCGGGGGCGAGCCCAAGTACGTTCATGGCGAGAAGCTGCTTGGCCTGTACACCGATGTCGTCGGTGTGGAGCCGCCCCGTATCACGTACGCTTCGACGTGATTTGTTCAAGTATTTGAACGGGATCGGTGGTAGGGTTCGCGCCATTGCGACCTGGATTCCGCCTCATGGCAACACGGAAGAAGCCCCCGCGTAAGGCACCGAAAAAGCCATTTCGCGCAGCCAAGGCCGAACTCATGGCCGAGGCTGTCGCCGCTCGCATCGAGCCCCTCGACTACATGCTGATGGTGCTCAACGCGCCCCCGCCCGTCCAAGGGCCGCGCGAGGACATTGAGCTATACCTTGCCCGTCTCGATCGCTACGAGGACCGGCGCATGGATGCCGCCAAGGCAGCAGCCCCCTACGTTCACCCGCGGCCGCAGGTTGCAGTCAAGCTCGAATCGGTCGAGGACGTGGTCGAGAAGCCGGTGAACATGCTCGAACTGGCGAAGCAGGTTGCGTTTCTTTTCACCCTCGCGCAGGTTCGGCCCGAGGTGGACATCACCCCGCACAAGCTCAACTGAGGACACAGCCATGCCGCTGACCAAAAAGGGCAAGAAGATCATGGGCGCCATGAAGAAGACTTATGGCGATACGAAGAAGGCCAAGTCGGTCTTCTACGCGTCGGTGAACAAAGGCAAGATCAAAGGCGCCGAGACCGCGGCCCCGTCCACCTTGGTGAGCTAAGGAGCCGTTATGCCGAGAGCATCTGGACTGCTTCAACCTACCGACGACCGAGCGCTTGCGCCGAGCACGGTCATCACGTTTCTGATGACCGGCGGATCGAGCGCTCAGGCAAGCGATTGGCCTGCCGACACGGGCTCCGCAGCCGCGAACGCCGGCACCGCCGGCATCCACCTTGTGCGCATCACTCCGGTGTCGACCGCCGGGGGCGCGTTCTTCTGCACCGCCAATCTCCATAGCACCGCAGCCACGGTCCCCTCCAGTGGCGTCACGGTGTCGACGACTTCGAACGCGCCCGTGATGTCGGCTCGGGAGTTCCAGGTCACTGGCGGTTCCACGGGATTCAGCTTGGCTGCCTACACCAGTGGCGTGGTCATGGTTGAGTGTTGGCGCAAGTAACTCCGCAGCAATCAAGCAATGCCGCTAGTCGGCGAATAAAGGAGTATGACCATGGCATGGTACGATCGAATCACCACATCACTGCACGGGCGCCGTGTCGGCCTGCAACGGCTTTCCAGTTCCCAGGACGCGCGCAAGAACGAAGTCCTTGTCGGCCCGGAAGCCATTCGCACCTACGCGACGACCGGCGACTCTACCGGCACCAACCTGGCACCTTACGGCGTGAGCCTGCTCACGACCGTGTCGTCCAGTTGCGTGTTCGTTCTCGACCCGCCCATTCCCGGCGTGCAGAAGACGCTGGTGTTTGGCTCGACGGGCGGCGGCTCGATGTACGTCAAGACCGCCAACAGCGAGACGATCATCAGCACTCTGGGGTCGAGCTTCACTACGCTCAAGAGCACGGCCGGCAACGGGGGCACGGTGACGCTGCAAGGCGTCACGACCGCGATCTGGGCCTGGGTCGGCACCGGGTCTTCCCTGGTGGCTGCCGCTACGACATCGACCTGATGGAGGGTTTGTGGCCGACCAAAAGCAGGTAGCACTCATCGGCAGCGCGCCGGCCTCCATCCGGCTCGCGCCGTACAACGACCCCTCGTGGCAAGTGTGGGGTTGCTCTCCGGGAGCCTACGGGGTCGTCCCCCGTGGGCGCTCGAACATCTGGTTCGAGATGCATCGCTATGAACCTGGGCAGACATGGTTCAGCCCCGAGTATTGCCAGTTCCTGCGAGATCACCCGTGTGTCGTGGTTGCAGAACCGCGCCCCGAGATCCCGAACGGCATCATGCTCGACTACGATGCGCTCGTGAAGAAATACTCGCCGTACTTCTTCACGTCCTCCATCGCTTGGATGATGGCTCACGCGATCGAGATCGGTGCCACCAAGATCGGTCTGTGGGGTGTCGACATGGCCGCGAACGAGGAGTACGAAGCCCAGCGTGCTGGCCTTCACTACTTCGCGCTCATCGCCGCTCAGAAGGGCATCGAGGTCGGCGTGCCTCCCGAGTCGGATCTCTTCCGGCCGCGCTTCCTCTACGGCGTGGACGAGGTGAAGCACTTCCACGTCAAGATGCGCGCACGCCGTGAGGAGTTGAACCAGCGGTTGATGGCCGCCGAGCAGGCGGTGCAGCAGAAGCAGCACGAGGCCGCGTTCATCCGTGGCGCGTTGGACGACCTCAACTACTGCTTCCAGACCTGGCCCGACAAGACCAACTACCTTGAACCACCGAAGGCCGCTCTACCGCCGGCAGAGGTGTTCCAGTCTGTTGTGTTCGACGCAAGCAATCCGGCAATCGCACAGACATCCACCGAGGTGCCGGCGGCAACGCCGAGCGTCATGGCGAACTTTCGATGACGGCCCCCGCACTGAATCTTGACGAGATCGTGGCGAGGCTGACGGGCTTGCCCCCGGCTTCGCTTCGTCAGGTGCAAGAGTCAGTGGGGGCGTTGACCGCGAAGTTCCGGTGGCAGCCTAATCCCGGCCCGCAGACCGAAGCCTACAATTCCAAGGCCGACGTGCTGCTGTACGGGGGCGAGCCCGGGGGCGGCAAGACTCAGCTACTCCTCGGGCTCGCGTTCAACGAGCATCGGGAGTCGATGATCTTCCGGCGCAAGTACACCGACCTCGACCGCATCATCCGCGATGCGCTCAAGATCCATGGCTCTCGCGATGGGTTCAATGGATCGGCACCGCCGAAGCTGAAGCTCGGCGACGATCGCCTGATCTCGTTCCGTGCAGCCCAGAACGTGGGCGACGAGCAGAGCACCATGGGCGACGGGCGAGACTTCCTCGGCATCGACGAGGCGACCCACTTCGCCAAGTCGCAGATCCAGTTCCTCATGGGCTGGGTGCGTACCGATCGCCCGGGTCAGCGCACGCGCACCGTGCTCGCGACCAACCCACCTCTGGCGGCCGAAGGGTTGTGGGTCGTCGAGATGTTCGCCCCCTGGCTCGACCCGCAATTCCCCGTGCCGGCAAAGCCGGGGGAGCTTCGCTGGGTCATCACCGACGAGGACGGCAATGACCGCTGGGTCAACGGCCCCGATCCGGTGTCGATGGCGGGGCGGCTCATCAAGCCAAAGAGCCGTACCTACATCCCGGCCAGCATGTCGGACAACCCCTACTACGTCGACAGCGACTACCGACGAGAACTCGACGCCATGCCCGAGCCCTTTCGCTCGATCCTCATGGGCGGGTTCCGCACGAGCTTCAAGGACGCCGACAACCAGGTGATCCCCACGGCTTGGGTGCAGGCAGCACAGTCTCGCTGGAAGCCCGAGCCACCTCCCGGCGTGCCGTGCTGCGCGATGGGCGTGGACATGAGCGGCGGCGGCGCGGACCCGATGATCATTGCGCCTCGTTGGGACGGGTGGTATGACAACCTCATAGAGATCCCTGGCAAGGACATCCCCCAGGACCGGGCTGGGGCGTGGTGCGCGGGCCAGGTGCTGACGTACCGGTGCGACAAGGCGCTGGTCGTGATCGACATGGGCGGCGGCTACGGAGGTTCGATCTACGAGCGGTTGAAGGAAAATGACATCGAGACGGTCGGCTTCCGCGGTGCTGAGGGCACTCCCCGACGCTCGAAGGAAGGCAAGTACAAGTTCCCCAACAAACGATCAGCCGCGCACTGGCTCTTTCGTGAGGCGCTCGACCCCGGGCAGCCCGGTGGGTCGCCGATCGCGTTGCCGCCCATCCCCCGGCTGCTGGCAGACCTGACCGCAGCGACCTTCGAGGTCACGGCGAACGGTATCAAGGTCGAGGCGAAAGAACATGTGTGCGCTCGCCTGGGACGTTCCACCGACTACGGTGACGCCGTTATCATGGCCTGGTTCGAGGGGCCAAAGGAAACGTCGGCAGCGCTTGACTGGATCGACAACCGGATCACCCGAGGCAGCAGTCGTCGCCCGCAAGTGATCGGCGTACGCCCGGCGTTGAGCGCCCGGAGGTACACGAACCATGGTTGAGTACGCTTGCGCCGACATCGCTACGCTCGCGCCCGAGATCGCGCCCCTGATGCGTGCGAACTGGGCCGAGAGGCATGCAAATGCTCCCAGGTACGCGCTTGAACCGAACCTGGACGTGTACTGCGACGCCGAGGAGCGCGGCCTGCTGCGGCTATACACGGCCCGCGAGAACCGTGCACTTGTAGGCTACGTGGTTGTGCTGGTTGCGTCTCGCCCGCACGCGGTGTCGGATACCGTTGGCGCTGTCGACGCGTTGTATGTCTCTCCATCGCATCGAGCCAATGGCGTTGCTACCGATCTTCTTCGCTTCGCCGAGGAGCGTTTGAAGCTGGCTGGTGTGACTACCATGGCCGTAGGCGCAAATGACCCGCGCATCGTACGATGGCTTCGCATGACAAGTGGGTACTCTTACGCCGAGACTCTTTTGGAAAAGGAACTGTGATGGAAGCGATCATTACCTCAGCCGTAGGAGCACTGGCGTCTTCCGTTGTCGGCGGCCTGATGAACAAGAAGGACAAACCTGCTGCGCCGGCTCCGAAGGTAGAGACCCCTACGCTCATGCCTGACCCCATGGCGCAGAAGGCGCAGGAGCGCCGCAAGGCCGCGGTCAGCCTCTCTCGTCAACTCAACGCGGCCGACACGGTACTGACCGGCGGCGACAGCAAGCTGGGGGCGTAATGACTCCCAAGCAGCTCTATGACCTTGGAACGGACCTCTTCGCCAAGAAGTCGTCCTTGAACAATCTGCACCAGGAGCTAGCAACGCACTTCTACCCGGAGCGCGCGACGTTCACCGTGACGCGCAGCCTGGGAGAAGACTTTGCCGGCAACCTGTCGACGAGCTACCCGCTCCTGTGCCGGCGTGATCTGGGCAACCAGTTTGGCTCGATGCTGCGCCCAACGGCGAAGCAGTGGTTCCACATGCAGCGTCGGTACGAGAAGAACGAGAAGACCGAGGTGCGGCGCTTTCTCGAAGCGTTCGAGGAAACCCAGCGACGGGCGTTGTACGACCCCATCAGCCAGTTCACCCGTGCGACCAAGGAGGCCGACCATGACTTCTCGGCCTTTGGTCAGTGCGCACTGTCGGTCGAGGTCAACCACAATTCAAAGGCGGGGTCGCACCTGCTTTTCCGTTGCTGGCATCTGAAGGACATGGCCTGGCAGGAAGACGAGTCCGGGAAGGTGGAGACGAAGTTTCGCAAGTGGAAGCCCACGCTTCACACCCTGCGGCGCACGTTCAAGAAGCTGCCGCAGCAGTTGGAGAGCCGCCACACCTTGACGCCGTTCGACGAGCACGAGGTGTGGCACATCGTCGTGCCGGCGGATATGTACGACAAGGGGACCAAGCTTCCCTACTGGGGGATCTGGTACGACCCGGCTCACGACTTCGTTCTCGACGAAGCGCCCCTGTGGACCGGGCACTATGTCATCCCCCGATGGCAAACGGTGTCGGGGTCTCAGTACGCCTACAGCCCTGCCACCGTGGCCGCGCTGCCTGACGCACGGCTGATACAGGCCATGACGTTCACGCTGCTGGAAGCGAGCGAGAAGGCTTCCTCGCCGCCCATGATCGCGACACAGGACGCCGTGCGCTCGGATCTCGCCCTGTATGCCGGTGGCGTTACCTGGGTCGATTCCGAATACGACGAGCGCCTCGGTGACGCGCTTCGTCCGGTCACGCAGGACTTTCGCGGGTTGCAGTACGGCCCCCAGATGAACGCAGACGTGCGAGCACTCATCCGCGAGGCGTTCTACTTGAACAAGCTCGCCATGCCCCAGCGTGGCCCGGAGATGACAGCCTACGAAGTGGGCCAGCGAGTGCAGGAGTACATCCGCAATGCGATGCCCATTTTCGAGCCAATGGAAGCCGAGTACAACGCGGCGTTGTGCGAGAACGCGTTCGAGTTGCTCTGGCGCAACGGGGCGTTCGGTGACCCGCGCAACTGGCCGAAGGAGTTGCTTGGCGCGGAGATCGAGTTCCGCTTCGAGAGCCCGCTGCACGACGCCATCGAAGAGCAGAAGGGCCACAAGCTCATGGAGGTGAAGGCGATGCTCGCCGACGCTGCCGCCATCGAGCCCAAGGCTATCGCCCTCGTCGACTTCCAGGTCGCGCTGCGCGAAGCCATGGAAGGCATCCAGATCCCGGCAACGTGGATCAGGTCCGAGGACGAGGTCAAGAAGCTCGCCGCCGCGCAGGAGCAGGCAGCCGCCGCCCAGCAGATGCTTGCCAGCATGGAGCAGGCGTCGAACATCGCCAAGAACAACGCGGCCGCGCAAGCACAGGCGCCCGTGGAGGCGCCTGCCACGGGGTCTCCTCTTGACATGATGGCGGCATAATGGCCGAGAAGAAGCCTACCCGAGCGATCGGCCCTTTTGTACCGCCACCCTACGAGCTTGGTGACGCCTCCGCGTTCCAGGCTCTTGAGCGTGGCGAGGCCGAGCCGTACCAGCAGCAGCGCGCACTGAAGTGGCTCATCGAGCAGGCCGCGGGCACCTACGAGTTCAACTACTACCCGACTGATCGAGACACCTCGTTCGCACTCGGGCGCGCGTTTGTCGGGCAGCAAGTCGTCAAGCTGCTGCGGCTGAACACCTCGCAACTACGGAGAGAATGATGGCTGACCTACAACCACACCAGCAACGTGTTGTCACCGAACGTGAAGAGTTAGCCGACAAGCTCTCGAAGCTGTCGGCGTTTATCGTCGGTAGCGTTTTTGCATCGCTTCCCGACGCCGAGCAGGAGCGCTTGCGGCGGCAGGCTCAGATTATGGACGCTTATGTCAATGTGCTGGACGAGCGTATAGCCGCGTTCGGCTGAACACCTCGCAACTACGGAGAGAATGATGGCTGACGAGAATATCGTCGATGAGGTTGTAGACACCAAGGTAGTGACCCAAGCTGCGCCCGCCGGCACGATCGACACGTCCGCTGCCGACACTGTGCTGCTGACCGACCCGCCGAAGGATCCGGTCGCTGATGCGGCTGCGACCAAGCCGGGCGACTGGCC